GCGGTGCGTCATGAACCCCACCGTTTCCGCAAACCGTTCGGTTTCGCGTGCCGACAACGATTCGACCGAAGCCCAGACCGTGGCGAATTCAGACCACGCAAGCGTGGTTTCGCCAACCTCGTTTTGCGACTTGGCGGCGCTCTGGATCGTTACGCGCGTCCACATGTCGCCCGGCGAGAGTGCCATTAGCGGTAGCTCCCCCAACGAACCGTATCAAGCAACGCCTTCACGCCAAACGGCACTTCGGACAAGGCCGTTTCCTGTGCCGCATCCCTGTTGCTCCAGAGGTGCGAGACGATCATCAGCACGGCAGACTTCACTTGCGGGGGCGCTGATTTGCCGTCTGCACCGTATCCCGCCCACCATTTGATTGTGACGCTGTTTTGATCCATGAGGTGGCTGGGCCACGTCTTGCCGTACAGCGGACGAACCGCCCCCGGTGTCTGGTTGTAGTCCACCCGAAACTCGGTGCTGGAAAGCGTGGCCGTTGTGCCGCTCACGGTTGGCGTATACGTCACGTCCACGGCTGTGTAGCCCGTCACCTGCGACATGGGCGGGCGTGGCAATTCCACGTCCATGTTGGGGACGGTGCCCTGCCGGCCTTCGATGTTGTTGCCATCAGACCGCAGGCCAAACTGCGCCGGGCTGCCCACCTGCCCGTAGAACGAATCCGTCCGCATGGCCCAGCGGGTCAACACAAACGTGCAATCGCAGTAATCTTCTGCCCACTGACGAGCCGTAGCGATCAACGCTTGAATCAGCGTGTCATCGTCTTCGTTGTCAATGCGCAGGTGCAGTTTGGCGTCGGCCAGGCTCACGGGCTCAACCACCGGCTGCGTGTCTCTGACCAGGCTGCGGTATCTCACTTGCGGCGTCTCCGTGGCGTTACGTCTGCGGTCCTGACTTCGGCGGGCTCAACGGCGGCCGTCTCGAGCAGCTGCTGCGTGTGAACGTCTCGGACAACGCGCCCGATATTGATGAGCTCGGTGCCCATGCCGTCTGGCACTTCAATCACGTCGCCCACGCAATACGCCTTCCACGCCCGAATGAATCGAACCTTCATGCGCTGGCCTCCCCGTGCTCGACTGATCCCCATGCCTCCGCTGGCCGCCGGCCGCCAGCAGCCCAATACTTGGACGGGTACTGAAAGACGCCCTTGAGATCCCGGCCCGGCCACGTAAAGACCAGTTCGGCGTGCCCGATGGCCACCTGCGGGGCGATGCCGAGCGTGTTCCCGCTGGCCCGCCACTGCTTCCAAAAGTGAATGTCTTCCTCGGTCCTGCCGGCACCGCCTTCGGGAGCGTCACCCCAGTGGCCGTCTTCGGCGGGAGTGCCCAAGAACCACGGCGTTTTCATCCGCTTCAAGGCCGACGAACGCAGCAGCGTGCAGCCAAAGTGGGCGGTTTCGACGGGTTGAATCGCCGCCTCAAACCACGAATTGGGCAACTCCACCTTGCCGATGCCGCTGCAACCTTCGGGCGTGAACATCGGGATGCCCTCATCCCGCTTCACCTGCATAGGGGCCACGGCGTCGAACCCGCTGACCATGGCGGCCGTCATCAGCCTCTGGATTGTGTCCGACTCAAATACGCTGTCGTAGTCGATGCACAGAATCCAATCGGTGCGGCTGACCATCTCTTGCAGCACCCTGTCCATGCAGGCATGCCAGAACGCCCCGGTGTGCTTTGTAGGGCGGATCCCCAGCGGCAGCAGCGACTGCATGACGCTGAAATAGTTGTCCATGAAGCCCAAACGGGGAACGCTGAAGCAGGCTTCCACCCGCAGGTCGTGCTCAACTTGTCCGACGCGAACAATCATGTGTGCTCCTAAAACGCCAAACGGGCGGCTCGGCAAGCGCCGGCCGCCCGCCTTGGGCGTTATCGCTGGACTGTCAAGCGACTAGAGCGACTTGTAATCGTTGACGTTCGCCGAGGTCGCGTCCGTGGAATGCGTCTCGCCCTTCGACAAGCGAGCGTTCGTCACAACCGCCACCGTGTTGCCGGGGCTGGCAACGACCGTCAGGTAACGCTTGCGGCCACGCAGATCGACGTTGAACCGGGCAACCGCACCGACAACCGCGCCGGTCGTGCTGCCGGCACCAGCCGTCACCGAAAGGCCGCTCACGTCCGCCTGGCTGGAACCCGACGAATCGGATTCCTGCACCTTGAGCACGCTGGCGTAGCTCGAGGTGGCAGCCGTGAACGGGCTGAAGATCACGTCGATGCTGGCGTACTTAAAGCCGAGCGTGTCGATCTCGTGGCTGTGCGTGGCCGAAGCCGCAACGCTCGCAGCCGCCTTCGTCACCGACTTGGCACCGGAAAGATGGTTCATGCTTGGAAACTCCTTGGGATGTCAGGTGGTTCAGGAAGCCGCGAGCTTGAGTGCCACGACCGGGCCGGCCGTCGAGGTGTCGCCAAGCGAGTGGTGATTGATGTCAGCCCGCATGGTGACGCGGTAGGCACGCTGGTCGTACTCGAAGTAGCGGTCGTCGCTGGCCGCAATCGACATCTGCGAGCGGGTCGCGTAGATGCTGGACAGCGACAGGTCGCCGACCACCGCAGCGATGCTGCCGGCGGACAGGTCGGTGCTCGTCGGCATCGTCAGCGCCCACACGACGGGCAGGCCGAGGAACGTCGTCGGCGTCTTGCTGTTGAAATTGAGGAGATCCGACGCATTGTTGCCGCCGACCGAACTGGCGACCAAGGCGAGGTTCGCCGGGCCGTTGTGCCAGACGGACGGGTGCATGTACCAGGCCGCCGAATTGATCGCGTACCGAGGAAGCTTGGCCAGTGCCGAATTGAAATCCTTCGTGTCGAGCGTGGCCACCGTGGTGTGCGTGCTCGCGGCCGACACGATCGAAGCGGTGTGTGTGCCGTCGTTGATCTTGGGGAGCAGGCCCCAGATCCCGCCGTAAGTCGTGCCCGCGCCGGTCCCGTTGAAGAAGGCTTCGTCGATTCGCTTGCTGATCTCAAGCGAAAATTCTTGAGCCAACCAGTCGGCGACGCTGATCGCGTTGTCAAGCAGCAGCTCGTTGCTGACGCGCGTGGCTGCGGCCAGTTTGCGAGCCACCAGCTGCACCATCGTGGCAGTGGGGTCGCTGGTCGTGATCGTGGTGTTCTCCCCGATCCAATACCCGGTCACGCCCGTCAACCTGCGAGGCACAAGCAGCGTGTCCGAAGACATCGTGATGTTCTGAGCGATGCCCGACGAGATGCCGTACTGCTCGACCAGCCGGATGAGCGTGTTGGAAAACTCTTCGGGCACGAGCACGCCGCCGAGGCTGTTGACCTGGCCGCCCATGTCGCGGGTTTCAATGCCCTGATCCTGGCACCACCGACGCGCTTCGGCGTCGTGGCCGATGTACGCCTTGAGCCACTGGCCCGAGACGAACGCATCACGCTCGTTGGTGAACGCACGCAGGCGGCCACGGAAACCGATGGAACGGATGTCGGTCTTCGCCGGGGCAGCGGCTTCAACGGCCGGGGCCGCACGGTGCAGCACCTTGGCGAGCTCGGCCTTGCGGGCCTCGCGGGCCTCCTCGTCGGCAATCGCCTTCTTGATCCGCTCGGCCTTGGCCAGAAGGTCGTCGTACTGCGACTGACGCGCCTCGACATCGGCAACTGCGGAACGACCGGCGGGCGTGCCATCGGTGTTCTCGCCAACCTCTTCGGCAGCGCCAGCCTCGTCAAGCATGCCAAGCTCGGCAAGCGTGGAGGCGAGTTCGTCGAGCAGTTCCTTGACCTTGCTGGCGGCCATGTTCGTGGCTCCTTGTGTGCGGTAGGTGAGTGACCTATTCGCACGCTATGAGCCAACGCCCATTCCCTTGCAGAACGATGGGCGATGTAATTACCTAACTAGGTAATGAACGCCGCCGAATGTCGCACGCATTCACCACGTGCTTGGCCGTGCGCTTGCAGCACGGGCAGCGTAAATAACGGGTGCAAACGCCGCCCCGTTCCACCGATGCGTACACGCCAAGCCGAGCGGCCCGGCAGTGATGGCACACGTCACCCGATTTTGTGGCCATGCTGTCGAAGAAACCTGCGGATAGATTTTTCTACCTTGGCGTTTCGCTTGAGCGTCGGCAGCACCAGGGCAGGCTTGTCCGTTTGCAGGAACCGCTCAAGGGACCGCTTGGCCACGGTTACGTTGGTGTCAGCATAGGCGGGCGTCAAAACCGGCCCGAGTTCGTAGACGTTTTCAACGGCACGAACGAACCGCAGCGGGTTGCCTGATTCGTCCTTGCTCCACTCGTCGCCGTCACGGGCAATCGTGAACGCAAACGACGAACCGTACACGTCGCCGCGACGGATGAGCTCCACGATGTCCGCACGGGTGGCCGGCGGATTCACTTCGTAGGCCAGCCCTTCGTCGGTCGAGAAAACACGCAGCGTGCCGGCCCGTTCCGAGCCCAGCGGCATGTCCATGTTGTGATTCCACGCCGACACGATGTTGCGGCCTTCACGCTTCATCACGGCATCAAATGCACCGGGCAGGATCTCTTCGGTGAACCCGCCCAGGTCAACGCTGCGGGTCTTGTACTTGGCAGCCATGCCGCGAATCAGCGTGGCACCATCGTCTCGCGTCTCGACGTTCAGCGGGAGCGGCAGGCTACGGCGTTCCAGTTCCATGGCTATTTCTTCTTTCGTGGTGCTCGAGGTTTGCGGGTTGAACGCACGGGCGGCGTCTCGGCCAGCAGCTGGTCGGTGTACGACTGCGGTGCGGTGTCGGCCGCCGGCACGGGTTCGCCAGCGTTCCCAGCCGCCTCGGCCGCAATGCCCTGCATGGTGGTGAGGTTCATCTGCATGTACCGCTGGTCGCCCTCGGGGCCAATCGGGTTCATGTTCAGCACCTCGCGGCACTCGTTCACCGAGTAGATGCCGGTGGCCAGCATGGTTTGCAGCCACGATCCCTGTGCAGCCAGATCGCCCCGCAAGAGCCCACGGGTATCAAACTCCGCAAAGTAAGTGTCGTCATCTGCCACGAGGTCGCGGGTGATGGCCGATTCCCAACGCCGGAACCACGGCAGCAGCGTCTGCTGCACCAAGTCGATGGCGGCCTGCTCTTGGCTGGCGTAGCCCACCTTCGTCTTGTCCTGCACGTACGAAGGGTCAACGCGGTACGCCCGGCAAATCTCAATCACTTGGTACTGGCGAGTCTCAAGGAATTGGCTGGCCTCGTTGGACGCCTGCACGTCCTTCCAATGCACGCCCTGCGGCAACACGGCCGTGCGGTGCGCCCGGTCTGGGCCACGGTGCATGCGTTCAAATTGCTCACGCAGCCGCTCGGCCGTTTCGGTTGTGATCGGGTTGTCCGACTCCATCAACCCCGACAGCCGGCAAGCGTTTCCGAAGTACGCGCCGCCGTGAGTTTCCAACGCCTGCGCCAAGGCAATCGCGTCCTTGGACAGCGTTACGGGCATCATGCCGTTCACGCCGTCGCTAGACAGCCACCGCAGGTGAAAAATCTGATCCTGCCGGTAGCGAGTCTCTTGGCCGTTCTGTTCGCGGTAGTAGTAGCACAGGCTGCCGTCTTCCATCTGCACGCATTTCATGCGTGACGGATGCAGCGGCCACAGTTCGGAAACAGCGCCCTTCAGCCCGGCGCGGATCTCGGCAAAAGCGTTGCCGTAGGTCAGGCAATGAGCCGTCAGCATCCCCCTAAATTCAAAGCTCGTCGGCCAACCGTTTGGCTGCGGGTACTGTATTTTGTACCGCGGCAGTTCCCGCGCCCGGTCCTGGCCGCCCTGCGGAAGACGCCGGTAGATGTGCAAGGGAATG